TGCGTGCCGCCTGGCCCGTAGGACTGCGCGTATGGATTACGCGCCAGATATTCGTCATTGGTGTCGAGTTCATACACGCCCATCTGCGACTCGACTTCATCGCGGTCGTATCCCAGTGCGACAAGATCAGAGACGCGCATCATGCGGCGATGCGCCGTCAGCGTGGAATCCTCCACCGAGCGAGCGCGACGGTCGATCAGAAACTCTTCCGGCGGGATCGCCTCCACCTTCACGCGCCCGTCTTTGAATTCGCGTTTCAGTTCCACCGAGTAAATCTGAGGTGCCGGCATCGGCTGTCCCGTCATCGGGTCCAGCATCGGCTGGCCGGTCGCGGGGTCAATCGGCGGCTGAAAGGATGGGTCGTCCATTGACGAGATGGCGCTGCCGACGACGCCAGGCTCAGAAAGCAGCATCGTCAGGCTGGACTCATCAAGGCCCGTGAAAAACTCGGTCTTGATCTCTGTCTTTTCTTCCCAGTAATACTTAGCGATACCGAGCGCACCGCGCAGGGCATCCTTGAACACCGAATGACAGACAAGGAAGCCGTTGTTGTCGTTGGTGAAAATGTAGTTGACGTAATCGGTCGCCTGCTCTGCAACAGGGATATCTTCAGGATTGCGCGGCGTGAAGTTGACAATCTTCTTGGAGCCGAAGAAGACCTTCATCAGCGACGGCATGATGCCGGTGATGGTGTCCCGCACGTCGGTTGAGACAACCTGCGAGCGCCCCTCTTCCTCGTTGCCAAACGGCTCGCCGCGGTAATACTGAATCGCTCGAGCACGCACCGGCGAAAGCTCGGCGTCGACGAATGAGGTCGCGTCGGTCAGCTCAGTGCCGACCAATGCCTCAAGATCAGCGTCGTCCATCGGTTCAACGATGCCTAACGCCGCCTCGCTCTGCTCAATCATGGAACCATTTTGTGGATACATAAAACCGGCACCCGTGCCGAAAGTGTGTCTCTCCTATTGTCAAGCCAAAAGCGAGGCAATCTCGGTCGCCTTGAGCGACACCAGCCACGCTTCTCTGTCCTTGACGCCAAAAGAGAGCACGAAACCGTCATTGTGCGGCACTAGGCCGGCGCAAAATTCGATCTGCTCGCCGCGAAAGTAAAATTCACGACCAGCGTGAATGGGCTCTAGGTTGCTGTTGTATTTGACCAGTCGGTGCGTGTAATACACCCGATTCTTGTGCTTGCGCCGCTGGTGGACTACGCCAAGTCGCTCGCCATCATACGGCACAATCTGCGAACCACCCGACCACTTCTGCAGCTCAGGGAACGATGAAAGCCAGAGCCGGCGGCGCACGGGGTGCACCTCGTAAGACTCGACCGGATGATGCAGATAGATAAACCCGAGCCATCCGTCAGCGACGCATGGCATCCAGTTTTTCTCCATCTCGGCATTGTGCGGGCTGTGCAGGAACTCGAGCGATGACACCTTGTCCCCATCCAGCGCGCAGAGCGCCATCGTGGTGCGCACCCTAGGCCCATGATGCAGGCCGGAGGCGGTAAAGCACCAGCGCCCCAAGAACCAAAAGAGGCGCGCATCTTCAAGCCCATCACGGCACGGCAAGCGCGAGGCACGCTGCGCTACATCGTCCACCTTGACGATGGACTTGACCGTCAAGTCGTTGGCTAGGTCCGCCAAATAATTGACGGTGTTCGGCGCCGGGTCGCCGCGAAACCAGATGCCATCCTCCTCGCCCAGCTCGTAATTGACCGCGCGGATCATGCAGCGCAAATTGCCGTCGCCATCCTTCGCGATGGATGGGTTGCACGGCAGCATCGGGGAGCATGGCACCTCCAGCCGTACAAAAGCGCTGGCGGGCAGGTGGTCAGATAAGACTAGGCTGCTTCTTTGGGGAAAACCTTCGGCGGCCTGGGCCCGCCCTTCGGCGGCTCGGGCGGCTTCTTTGGCTCCGGTCGCGGCGGCGCTTTCTTGTCGAGACGTTTCTGGAACAATAGCACGTCGCTTGGCTTTAGCATTCATCGTCTCCTCACATATGGATCGTTGATGGCATCGGCACCGCCAGGTCTTGCGTAGCCTGCGAGACCAAAGGCGGCACGGCGGTCAGTACGCGCAGGTGTGGCAGCGCGTGCCACTCAAGCAAGATATCGACCGGCGTATTGGCTGGCTTTGTATACGCCTGCAGCGTCGGTATCGCACGCCGGCGGTGCCAAATAGCGGCAGTGCAGAGCGGGTACTTGATCTCCCACAGATTCGTCGATTCTTTCTTGCCGGGTTTGTCGGTTGTGCAGCAGGAGTTTAGATACACAAGATCGCACCAGTGCGGTATCTCCTCGCGAATCTTGGCAAAGCGCTCGTTGAAGTTGTCCGGCAGGATGAAATCATCCTCGAAGATCACAAACTCTTCGTGTCCGTCGCGCCAAGCAATCTGCCACGCAATATGCCACGACAAAACCAGACAAGTCGCGCCGCGAGTCACGAAATAATCTGTGTGCATCGGAATCTCGGACTTGACCTGCATGGTCTTGCCGAAGATGCCTTGAATAAAGTCCAACTCAATACCGGCCTTGGCGGCTTGCGCTCGAGCGTGCTCGGTGCGCTCCGGCGTTTCGGCGAGCGTGATGCAGTAATACTTCATAGGTCGCGCACGAAAAACATCAGCGTCGGCCGCCCCCAGCCAGATCCCTGCCGGTTGTTGGTTTCGCGGAACATGAGCGACGTGATCCAGTCGCACTTAAATCCGTTTTCCGCAAAACGGTCAATCCAATACTCGGAAGTCTGCTCGTTGACGTGATGGTGCCCGCCCTGCCCTGGCACCGCGTGGCACATGAGGACGTACTTGCATTTTTGCATCGTTGCAAACCAGTTCGCCTCGCACTTCTGGTCGACGTGCTCGACAAACTCGGTGCAAATGGCAAGGTCGTACTCACGGCCTGGGGTATACGCGCCGCGCTCATAATCGTGCGAGATGAGAATATCTGCGCACGGACTCTCCGCAAGCGCGACCGGGTGACCCTCGACACCGCGCGCATCAAACCCCAAGTCATGCCACCACTTGATGTTGTGTCCGTACCCGGCGCCAATATCGATGACCGATTTAACCTTGTAGGTTAATGCGATATAGCCCCATATATCCGGCATCCACGTCGCGCGGTCGCCTTCTGGGATGAATCCGCCTAAATGGTCAATGCTCATACCACTCCCCGAATCTGTCTCTTGACCGCCTTCGTCCACGTCGGCGCATACGCGCCACCAGCCGTCGCCGCCTCACTCGCAAAGGTCAGCACGAAAGAATCCGCACGGTCGGGCGATGCCAGTCCGCGGCGTTTCATGTCGTCCTTGCTCTCGAGCTTCAGTTTGCCGTTGCTCATAAACGAATACCGCGGAGAGGATAATTCATTGACGAGCTGTTCGTCACGCGGCAGTTTGCAGTCTTTGGCCTCGAGCCACGCCTTGGCCTTAGCCCACAACTCGGCGCGCAGATTCGCGTACTGCCCCTTGAAGGCGGGCGACTCGCCGACGTTGATGCCGCGGGCTGGTAGCTTCAGCTCCCGTAATCGGTCGACCACGCCTGCGCCCAAGCCGATGCTGTCGACCAGGATCTCGGCGGGGCGGTCTTTGGGGTCGGTCGACTCCCATTCGTGCATCACCGCGCCGGTCAGCGACATGAGGTCCAAGCTCTTCCACGTCTTGATCGGCGCGAGCACCACATTCGCCTGGCGCTTGCAAAGTGCAGAGCTGTCGGTGCCAAAGCGCGCCACGTCCAGCCCCCAGAGGATCGGCGCGGAGGGGTTCTGCACCACGTCGCGGTCGATGGCGCTCTGGGCCAGCTCAAGGCCAATCAGCGTGTCGTCGTCCGCGACCGGGAACTCACCGAGCACGCGCACCCGATAGGCGTTCGACCCCTCGCCGTACCGGCTCGCCATCTCGGCGACGTAATCCGCCGACACTCGCGGCGAGTCCAAGCAACTGACGTGCAGATTCTTCCACTCGGAAGATAGGCGGTGAAAGGTGTCGTAAAAGTACCCCTGCGTGCGGGTGGGGTTGCCGAGAAGCAGCGTGGTCGCGTTGTGGCCGGACATGCTGCCGCCGGCGGACTCGAAAACCGCCTCCGATACGCCAGGCGCTTCGTCAACGACCAGAAGCACAAACTCGGCGTGAATACCCTGTAAGGCGTCGGGCTGTTCGGCGCGGCTGGTACGGGCAGAGATGAATGCCTCTTCTGGGCTGGCCCTCAATTCAATTCGGTCAGACTTGATCTCGAGCAAGTCGGCGATGGCGGGGGGGAGGAGTTTGGCCCAGCGGCGGCATTCGCCGAATAGCGCGTCGAAGAGTTGGCTTGCCGTGGGAGCGGTCACGACCACCTTGACGGGCACGCGGGTGAGCATGAACCAGAGCATGGCCCAGCTTGCGACGGTCGACTTGCCGGTGCCGTGGCCAGAGCGGACGCTGATCTTGCGCTCATTCGCAGCCAGAAGCTCTAGGAGGCGACGCTGCCACGGGTCTGGGGTCACCCCTAGCACCTCCTCCACGAAGGCCACAGGAGCCTTGTGGTAGCGTTTTACGAAGTCGAAGTATGGATTCTGCATTTTTTCAAATTGGTAGGTGTGGGGTTACGCCAGCGCCAGCCCCCCGCCGGGGCCACTGCCGGGGGGGGGTCTCGCGAGCGGTCGGAATCGGGAAGTGCATGGGAATCAATGACTTACGAGCAAAGTGACCGCATGGTGGACAACTTGACATAATGGGTATTATGCGCAATCCGATGCGCATTTCCTTATGAATCAATGACTTGCGCGAGTTGCGCATTGCGCTCGTGCATAACATGCGCATGCCCTTGCATAAAACCTCAGTCTAAATGCGAATGATTCTCATTCTCATTCGCATCTGTTGTGCTGCGCGCGGTCGTTTCAGCGTCCGTCGCTGTGTCTGCGGTCAGCTTTTCTGGCTCGACCACGCTCACCGTTCGCATGAGATTGCGCACTGCCTCAAGGTGTAATTGCGTCGTGTCGGTGAACTCCACCTTCGCCTGCATCTTGTCGCCATACGTCTGCATGTCTAGCCGAGACGCAACCCAGCGGCGAATGTCGCTCGCCACCTTCGCAGCGTGAGGATCAATGCGATCTTCTTCGACGTGATTGGCAAGCCGCTCCATTCGCTCGACGTGCCATTGCGCTCGAGCATGGCGCGCAGCCAACACCGCTGCCTTCCGCTCTTCGTTGTCAAATAGGAATCGGTGCATTCTGCCGTATGGAATCTGATTCGCCACGGCAAACTCTGCCAGGCTCCCGCCAGTCGAAACGTACTCGCAGATTTCCTTCATGAAGTTTGGGCTGTTAAGAATCGCAATCGCTCGGTCGCGCTTCTCTCGCTTGATTGGAGAACCTGCCATCAGTCGTCACTCATGTGCACGTAGGTTGAAACGTCTTCATAGTCCATGTCGTACCCTTCCAAGGCGATCACGTCAAAGTTGCTATACGTCCGCTTTGGTCGGTACTCGTCGAGCTTCTGCTTCTTGGCGCCTTTGAGCGGCCTGTTCTTGATCTCTTCGGCATAGACTCGCCGCCATACTCGCTCGCTGGTGGAGAATCTGAGACCACAGGTCATGCACTCTCTGCGTCGTCTCGCCTCGGTCGGGAACTGGTAGACCTTCACGACCTCGCTCGGTTTCGAGCACTTTGGACATTTCACGCTATCGCTCCGGCAGCTCTGCCTTGGCCATCTTGAGCCAATCCTCCAAGGGCTGGATGACAAGAAATTCTTTTTTGTCGCCACGGGCAACCACGACCGGCAGTTCGTAAGGCGCACACGCCGCCTTCGCCTGGTCGATCCAGTCGTAGACCGCAATGGATTTGCGGCGCTTGACCTCAATCACGAACCGGCCCAGCCGGATATCGCAACCGCCATCTCGAGCCTGACCCAGCTCGCGCTTGACGACCCAGCCAGTACCAGCGGCGATCTTGTCGCACACTTCTCGCTCAGTCTCAGCGCCTCGCTGTCTTTGTCTCACGCCCATATCACCACCTCGCGGATATTCTGCCCAAGTCTACAGCAACACAGAGATCAGAGATCAAGGGCTGCAGTTTGGCGCGCATGCGCTTGGCCACGTTTCTTTGCCGCCGTCGCTTCTCGACGTGCCGCCAGTAATAGGCGCGGTGATACTCTCGGCGAGACGGCTTCGGCGTCCAATGGTCTGGCTGCCTTGCAAGGTCCACCGCCTCGGACACGATAGCCTTCACCTGGTTGCGCTGTATGGTCTGGCTCACCATCTCGGTCAGCATCTCGGTCGTGTACCCCTTCTGTCGGTGCGCAACCTTATGCCAGCGATGCGGCTTGCCCCCGGTGTTCTCCGCCTTGCAGATCGGACAGACCTTCACCGCCAATCCTCCGCGTCGGACTTCCAGTCGTAAATCTTATTCCGCTTCGGCATGTCGCCATACTTGCGCTCATTCGCCGCGGCTTCGGCCTGCTCGAAGGTGTCGAAGACACCGAGGTGCTTCGGGATCACCCTGCCATCATCCGACCGCGCCCAAAGCACAAACTCTTTCTTCCCGTTGAGCGTCTGCCCTCGGATACTGAACCGCCGGCAGAGCGAGGTCTTGCCCCAGAAGTCAGAGTCTTCCCATTCCAGAGGCATGAGCGCCTCGAGCTTCCCCTGCGTCATTCCACCCACCTCGGGTCGCGACCGACCTCGCCATCTTGGTCTTTGTAGTGGACTAACCTTGCACCAAAGTGCTGCTGAAAGGTTTTAAGCACGCTGAAGTCCTCCGGTCCCATGTTGGCAAGCATCCTCTTGGCTAGTGGCGTTTCTGCAACATGTTGCGCCAGCGCAACACGTTTAGGCGCAACAGACTTGTATCTCATAGCTCCATCCAATCCCGGTCAACTTTTATGGTCAAAAGTCCACTTTCTAAAGAAAAGTGGACTTTTTTGACCGCATAAACGGTAAAAATCGGTCAAAATTTGACCGTTTTTGACTTTTTGACCGCTCACTTTAACCCCTCCTCCGACAGCCTGAACCCGCCGATGGTGCTGGTTAGGAACGGACTCATAGCCATCGCTTCGACCGCCTTGTGGACAGATTGCTTGCTCTGTCCGCACTCCTTCCCGACTTGGCGCAGGTCCACCATGGTCCAAATCAAGGTAGTCTCGGACGCCTTCTGCCGCGACCGCAGCGCTTCGAGAATGACCTTCTGGACCTTGCCCGCCGGCTCCACCCGCCTGGTCGCCACGACCGCATCGGCGTTGCGCATCACAAGCGACTTGACCGCCTCGCCGTAACGGTCGACGCGCCCAAGGTCGACCTCGACGGCTTCGTACCCCAGTGGCGACATGGACGCGGTGTCCTTAAACCGCTCGCGTGTCACGGTCACGGCCATGCCTTGCACGTCGGGGCGCTGGACGATGTACTCGGCGTCTGGGTTAGCCATCAGCGCAGACGCCCCGCGCGGACGCTTCGCGTCACCGTGGCCGGAGTGAGCCACGAGCAGCACACTGGCTGCGTACCGTTCACGCAAGCCGACGGTGAGTTTGGAGAGGTACTCCGCGACCTCCTGGTTGCTAT